GGTTGTAGATCTCACCTACAACTATAAGTACGCCATTATCAGTCTTCCTAACGGTGAAATCGTCCAAGGCAAGGTTGATTCTTGGCGCGACTACGAGGACGGCGATCAAATCCAGGTTACCATCGATGACGTGACTTATCTCGTCCATGCTGGCGACGTCGTTCTGATGACGGAGGAGAGGTAATTATGATTCTGCTTGAAAAAACGGAAGTCATGGGCTGGGAAGCCGTTGTCCGTGGTATGCGAAATCCGATGAATAGTTGGGCTAAGTCTGACAGCGGACCTTGTCTCACTCATGGTCCAGCACATTGTAAGGACTGCCCTTATCCGGAGGAAGCTTGCTCTGCTGATGAAGCAGATCTTGTTAACCATTTTATAATTGGCCCCAATGATCTCGACCTGATGCTGCGTCTGGCCAAGGCCGGATCTGTGGATGGTAAGTTCCGCCGGATGATTGTGGTGTACGTTGATATTACGGCGCCGCTCTACTGGTGGAAGGAATTCGACACTTATAAAGTGGGTACGGTCGCCAACTCCTGCTCCACCATGCATAAGATCCACGCCAAGGAGTTTGTGCGGGATGACTTCTCTTACGATCATCTGATTGGCAATCGTGATCTTTGCTGGTCCGAGGACATGATGTCGGGTCCGGAATGCAATGATTCACCGATAGATATTCTTGACATTGTCATCGATGCGTTGAATGTCTATCGTCAGAAATACCTCGCCGCCGTAAAGACAGAATCCGAAACCGGCCTCTCTGCCAAAGATATTTGGTGGCAGATGATTCAACTTCTCCCTTCCAGCTACAACCAAAAGCGAACGGTCATGCTGAACTACGAAGTCCTGGTCAACATCTACAAGCACAGGCGCAACCACAAGCTGAACGAATGGCGGGAACTCTGCCGCTGGATCGAGAGCCTGCCTTACAGCGAGATCATTACACGCAACGTGGAGGAGGAAACAAAATGATTGACATCAAGGGTCTGGATAAGGCCGAAGTTTGTGAAAGCTCTCTATGACGGATCCCATATTCAGGGCATGGGGTTTCTTCAGGCTGTTCCGGATGGGACAGTAACCGTCGGCCACTGTCGAGAGTTGCTCAAGCAGAGTACCTACTTTGACTACCTGTACGGGCGGGTTCTCAAAGTTGATCTCTCCGGCGATTCGTTCGAGGAGTGGCTCTATGATCGGGACAACGGCCCTGGCGCTGCGGAAAGAGCAATCGCTCATCTGCGCGTAAAAGCAGTCTAACAAATTCATAAGGAGGACTACACAATGTCTACCAACGTCAATGAACAGCCCCGAGTGATCGTGTCCTGCGAAGATCCGCACACCACATACCTCTGCTACAAGGGTATCCGTTTCATCTTCCGTGATGACGAGTATGTCGGCTGGTATCGGCCTGACGGCGAGCCCAAAAAGCCGGAGGAGAAGATCGTGTCCCCTGTGGATAACATCCTTGTCGGCCGGGTCAGCAAGATGCTGAAGGATGGTCTAAAGCCCAAGGAGATCGCCGAGAAGGTTAAGAAGCCTTTGGAGAAAATCCGGGAGATCATCAAGACCTGCAAAGAGGCTGACAAACGCCGCAAATCCATTCGGAACTATTACAAAAAGGGTACGGCCGTGAAGGACATCGCCGCCAAGTATGGCATCAGCGAGAGCACCGTCCGGCGTATCATCAAGGAGGACTGAGACTATGATGTTCAAGAAAAAGATTTCGAAAGACTGGCTCAAGGGGTTCAACGCTGGCTGCTTGGCGGTCGGCGTAGGCACTTTCATAAGCATGACGCTTTACTTCCACAGCAACCGTTCGACCGGTGATGAGATTACTGATGAAACGGAGGTGCAGGAGAATGCGTAAACTTCGCAGAGCTATGGCCAAAGCCGCTATGCAGCGGGCTGGATATTCCAAGATCAATCGTCGGATGCGGAACAATCAGTGGCGCCGGATTCTCGGCCTGGAACCCTACTTCCTGACGAGCGGTCGGGATATCCCCTCAAATTACCACGGCCCGAAGAAGCCCAAGAAGGGTTCTTATAGCCACCTGCTGGCTTACTGAGAGGAGTGAATAACAATGAAGAAAAAAATCACAGCTCTCTTCGTCGCCCTGCTCATGGTGTTTACCTTGGCGGGGTGTGACGATGCTGCTATGAACGACAACATCAAAACCAGAGAGGCCGGCAATAGGCTTCAGGAGCAGCAGTCCACGCCTACCGATCTCGATTTCTCTTTGGAGCGCTACAACCTGATTCGGAGAGCCTATTGGGTCAATGGCCAACGAGAAAAAGCAGACGCTGTAATATGTCAGGTTGAAAAACCGCTCGGTTACATCGTGCTCTTTACCGAAGGCGGCGGAGTTGTCGGGCGTTTTGTCGTGGATGGAAAAGTCAGCAGTCTTAACAGCTTTCTCACACCCGATTCCACCTACATCGATAGTGGAAGATATTTGCCTGATGTTGACGGATCCTATGGAGAGAACGACAACGGCATATTCTTCTTCACCCCTGATGGAAAGTATGTCGAGTGGACCGGCACCTATCTATACTCCGACATTCCCTTTGAGGTGAACGACCCGGTTGTAAAAGTCGGAGGGTAAACCCGTATGAAAAAAGTACCTATCATTTTTAAGTGGTTTCTGCTGGCCGCACTTATCGGCATCGGTCTTGCCTTTGTGGGTTGGGGTAGTATTTGGTTTTCAAATCAAATTGGATATGTGAACCAGAAAATTGATGATGCGACCAATTACGAGACCCGCAAGGAGATCGAGGATAGCTGCCGAGCAATGGTGTCGTCCTACGAAGCCGATAAGCTGACTTGGGAACAGTACAAGGACAGCGAAAAAGATGAGCAACGGTCTTGGGCTGACCAGGCAAAAATGCGGGCAAACCGTACAGCAGCAAACTATAACAACTACATCCTCAAAAACTCCTATGTCTGGAGTGGAAACATTCCAGAAGATATTCTTTCAGAGCTTCAGACAATCGGGTGACAGAGATGCTTGTTAAGAAATCAGGCGGAAAGATATTTGGGGCACACCTGACTGCCGCCGAACAGAAAGCCATGAATATGGAGATCCAACGTCAATGTGCGGAGTTTGATAAAAAGAACGCTCGCGAAATTGACGCCATGGTTCTCTGGGTGCTCCACGAGGTCTTTGGGTTCGGACCCGACAGACTTCATAAGTTCTACAAGTCCTTCAACGGTCAGGTAGAAGCTCTCGCCGAGCGCTACCAAATGACAGACGATGGAGACCAGGTTTGGCTCTGCTTACACAAGCTGAAAGAGTATGGGATCAACCTGGAAGAATGGGAAAGGGAGGCTCAAACATGAAGCATGGATAGAAAAAACGCAGAGGGCTACTATGATCCGACAGCCTGGGCGGCATTGTCCGCGATTGAACGAGAAGAGAGGCAGGCCAAGAAGCTGAAAAAGACCATTTACCATATGTGCGAGTTGGCCGGATTTCAGTTGAAAGGCCAGATAATTCTATCCGAAATCGGCTCCGGAAAGACCTTCAGAGTATGAAAAATCGTCCGTACACGCTCTAAAAGCTGGTCAGATTTCACCCACTTTCCGTGTAGGAAAACGGGCATTGCCCACTTTTTGTGAAAAAATGGTCAGCTTGCCGAGCGTGTACGGACGAAAAAGCCCAGAAAAAGTGGGCTTTTGCCCAAAAATTTTTCAAAAGTGGGCAGGCCGAAACCGCTGTGCCACAAGGCTTTGCTGGTTTTCTGCCCACTTTCCCACTTATTTTTCTTATTTAATACGAGAAAAAATGTAAAAATAATAAATAAGTAAGAGAAAAAAGTGGGCTTTTGGTCAAACCGCAAAATGCACTTCCATTTCAAAGGGTTGTGTGATATACTGTTTCTGCGACACAATCTTATAAGGCCTCAGTTATGGGAGAATAAGCTTGGCAACAAGTGTTTTCTCTCTTTACTCTACATACCCATGACTGGGTCGACGAGATTGTGTCGCAACAATGGGAGGATCACTTATTGCAGGGTGCGTCTTCTCAGGAGGGCGCACTCTTTTTATATTTAGCGAGGAGATGTTGGTATGGCCGATTCAAAAAAAGCAAAAAGTGGCGGAAACGCGGCTGGAGTTCTCGGTATGGCTATCGGACTGCTCAGCGCTGCCGCACCCATCATCACAACCATCGTTGATAAGATCCCGACAGAGACAAATGGAAAGAAAGAATCCGAGCTTCTCGTTGCTGTTCCGGATATTTGTATGAAGGGTTTCCCTCTCACAGTGGAACAAGCAAATGAAAAGCTGCTTTCTGAAGGGTTCAAGATGATGGCAAGTGAAATTGCTTTGAAAGATTCCCATCCCAAATATCGGCAGTGTTTTGATCATCAAGTGGTAGGATATACGCCAAAAGGCAAAGCTAAACCCGGGACGATGATCGATGTCCGTTACGTTACACAAGAGGTCATCAATAGGAGCCAAGCTATGTTCGACGAACAGGAGAAGAAAAGAGCCGAACTTAAGGCAAAGCGAGTTTCTGATCGTCAGCAGAGAGTGGAACGTGTTAAAGATGGTGCCAAAAAGATATTCTCAAATCATAGCAGAAAGGAGAAGCCTCTATGAGTAAGCATGAGGGTAAGAAGCGTGGAACCGCCGGCCTTATTCTTGATGTGATCCTTACGATTTGTACAGGTGGCCTTTGGCTTATCTGGATCCTCATTCGGTATCTGCGAAACAATAGCTGAGAATCGCAAGTAATACAGTCGCTTTTGTGAAGGAGGCGATTGTATGAAACTCAATCTGGATAGCTCGGCAAGGTTAGCTATGACATTTGTTACATCGATGGTGGCCGCAATAGGAACGGCGGCTGGTCATACAGTGTGGCAGACATTTGGTAAACCTATGGTCGAGGAACTGAACGAGAAGCAACAAAAGCCAAAACAGAAAATAGGTTTTCGGATAGATTAGAGTCGGTTGACACCGGCTCTTTTCTTTTGCTCAAATTTTCGGTCTTTTTTCTTTATCCGCCAAAAAAACAGACTCTTTTATGAAGAGGAGAGAGATATGTTAAACGCATTCTCTCTCTTTTCTATCATTTTTGCAGGAAAGGAGGCTCCGCGATGTCTCGAAGTTCGAAATTGGAGAGCGGTTTTCAAGACGGTTTGATCGCTTTGCTTAAAGAAATGTTTCCTGGTGCTATGGTATTCAAGATGGAACAGATCCAAGGAATCCCGGACTTGCTCGTTCTCTGGAAAAATAAGTGGGCCTCTCTGGAATGCAAGAAGTCAAAGAGGGCGAAGAAACAGCCGAACCAAGAATACTATGTCGAGAAGATGAACGACATGTCGTTTTCAAGGTTCATCTCTCCTGAGAACAAGGAGGAAGTGCTGCGTGAACTTCAACAAGCATTCAAATCTTGAAGGCCAACACGCCTTTCTTGGAGCCAGCAAGTATCACTGGCTTAATTACTCTCCTGACAAAGTTGCCGCATCATACATGAAGTTTCTTGCCACTCTCAGAGGGACCGAGCTTCATGAATTTGCTGCACATTGTATCAGACTGGGGCAAAAATTGCCGAAATCCCGGAAGACATTGAATATGTTCGTGAATGACGCCATCGGATTTAAGATGTCGTCCGAACAGGTTCTCTACTATTCCGAGAATTGCTTTGGAACAGCCGATGCTATTTCGTTTCGGAATAACATGCTTCGTATTCACGACTTGAAAACCGGTGAAATTCAAGCTCACATTGAGCAGCTTATGATCTACGCGGCTTTGTTCTGTTTGGAGTATGACGTGGATCCTGAAGGCATCGATGTTGAACTTCGAATCTACCAATACGACGAAGTATTTCCCTATATTCCGACTGCGGAAGAGATTCGGGATGTTATGCAGAAAATCATTTCGGCAGATAAAATCATCAATCAAGTAAAAGAGGAGGGATAAACCATGAACCCCGTAGAGGAAGATATTCTCATGCACTATGGCGTGAAGCGTCGTTCTGGACGGTACCCTTGGGGTTCTGGCGAGAATCCTTTCCAACGGAGCGGGGACTTTCTTTCGAGAGTTGAAGAGCTTGAAGCTCAGGGAATGAGCGAGCTTGAAGTTGCTGAAGCACTTGGAATGAAGACCACAGATCTTCGTATGCAGAAGCGAGTTGCCAAGCATGAGCGCCGTGCCATTATGGCCGAAAAGGCTCGTTCCATGCGAGACGATGGCAAGACATTGGATGAGATCGCAAAGGAACTCGGTTTCGACAACGATTCATCCGTAAGGGCTCTGCTCAACGAAAATACCGCTCGTAACAAGAATAAAGCCCAAGCAACGGCTGAGATGCTCAACAAAGAGCTCGAAGAAAAAGGGGCCATTGACGTCGGAGCCGGTGTGGAGAGACAGTTGGGAGTGTCTTCTGGCGTGCTTCAGGAGGCTCTATTTATCCTGGAGACAGAAGGCTATAACCGATATGGCGTTGGCGTTCCGCAGGTCAATGATCCGAAGAAAAGAACG